ACAATTCTGTTACAGGAAAAGTGCTAACAGGTTTATCATCACCAACAGCTTCTAATATTTTAGCAAGTGATACTATTTTAGAGGCATTTGGAAAAACACAAAGTCAATTAAATACTTTAGCAGGTGGTCTTAGATTCATGGGAACATGGAATGCAAACACAAACACACCTACTTTACAAAGTGGAGGTGGAGAAGCAGACTCAGGAACTACTACAGGAACAGCTACAAATAAATTAATTGATTCAGGTCAAAACTTTACAAGTACAGTTACTAATGGAGACAAAGTAATTAATCAGGCATCAGGATCAACAGCTTTAGTTACAAATGTAGATAGTAATACTCAATTAACTCTTGATGCTGACATTATGGTTT